TGAAATAAGCAAAGCCGCCGATTGTTGTCAGCTTGCCGAGATCAGTTATCTGTGAGTTCCTGAAATCAGCAGACCCGCCGATTGTTGTCAGCTTTCCGAGATCAGTTATCTGTGATTCGCTGAAATCAGCAGACCCGCCGATTGTTGTCAGCTTTCCGAGATCAGTTATCTGTGATTCGCTGAAATCAGCAGACCCGCCGATTGTTGTCAGCTTGCCGAGATCAGTTATCTGTGATTCGCTGAAATCAGCAGACCCGCCGATTGTTGTCAGCTTGCCGAGATCAGTTATCTGTGATTCGCTGAAATCAGCAGACCCGCTATATAAACATATTTTATCGCCACGATATCCAACTGATTCTATTAAATCATCAAATATAATTACGGTGTTTAAATACTCTGATTTTTCATTTTTACGGATATAACGCGATTTATATAGTTTGTTTATGCAATAATCCGGAAACATTTCGACTTTATACCCTAAATTATCCATTTCGGAATCACGCACATTCATCCCGGTAAACTCTAAAAACCGAACAACATAATCAATATAATTTGGGTGTATGTCTCCGTTTCCCTTCCCCTTTATTTGTACGTCTTTTTCAATTGTGCAATGCGGATTGTTTTCTAAGTCGCGTAAAGAATATATATCGACATCGCGGCCAAAATAAGACGCTACGCAATGACGCATTAAAAAGCCCTCACGTTCATATGCTGATTTTGAAACAAGTTTTACGAACTTAAAGCCGTCGTTAAAATTCAGAACGGTCTCAATGTCGCTATTGGTTTCTATTATTTTGCCGCCCTTCTTTTGTAACGAAGCATTCCATTTTTCGGTATTGCTTTTCATTTGCTCATATGTAGCTCTTTCAAGACGCGGCGGTCTTTTATTAGAGCATAGATAGTCAATAATATGCTCACACTCTGATTGATTTAATTTATCAACGATTCGCTTATCAATCCATGTTAATACGTCTTCTTTTGCATTCATGCCTTTTGCATATTGAATTAGTTCACTTTTCATATAATCACTCTTTTATTTTTGCCGCTTTTGCAAGCAGCTCATTTTGTGCAATAATATCAAAGATACATACCTTTTCATCGCAGTAGAATATCAAGTCTTTTTTCATCGCAGCGTCAACTTTCATTTTACCGCAAGATAGGCATTGTTTACGTGGTGAATCACATGGCCAATCAGATGTGCAAAGATGTTTGTCAATTTCAGCACAGGCACAAAAAGCGCAGTCAGAGCCGTTGCCATTTGCAACCGTCTCAATCAGTATCGGGCATTGATCTTGTCGCGGTGCTTCAATTCCCGAAAGCTTGCAGCCGCCTTCGTTTACAAACTCATCGCGGAAAATATGATGACGGCGTGCATCTGCTTTATTAGCGCATTTCGAGCAAGTTTCAGCGAAAAAGTCTTTCATGACTGCCTCGCTTTGAGCATCATGTCAGCAAATACATATGCTCTTTCTGAAACTATTTCTCCAACCGTTCTGCCATATTCATCTTTGCTAAATGAATCAGTATTAGCACTTATAATAGCCTGCATAGCCTTAGACGCAAAATAGTCACGGAGCGTCATTCCGGAATATTGTTCTCTAGGCACTAAATCGCCAGCACTATTAAAGTCTTTATACTCACAGGGAAAAGCTGGTTCTGAATCTCTCATATCAATCACCTCTTTGACTAATATATCGCGCTGTTTTATTTTGTCAAGTATTTTATTTATAATTTTCATATTTTACTGTTTTAAATATTGCTTTGTGGTTTACCCATCTCGAAAAGCGTTTAGCGTCTTGATTGACTTCATTATTTTTAAAATTCCTAAATGGTTGCGCGAATGGGTCAAGTTTCAATCCCCTTAAAAATTCTACACGTTCTAGTGCATCATCAATGTCTTTTACTAATACATAAATAAAATAATTTGCCGGAGTACATCCGTATTCTCTTAATAATTTTGTTGCCCTTTCAATGTATGGCATTTGTGATAATGTATCGCAAGCCATTCTTAGCGGTTTAAGCCATTTACATCTTGACAACAATTTCGCTATATCTTTATTTTCGGCTATTATGCGTGCATCAAGCCCCTGATTAAAGTCTATTTTAATCTTTTTATCTATAATCTTTTCAATTTGTTTTAGTCCGTGATCTATTGCAAGCGGATTATTATCTAATAATATAGCCTCTTTTCTATTATCTAAAAATTCGTCAATGTCGGAATGCTCTTTTAATTCACCCTCTTTTGACGGAACTATACACCATGAACATTTCCTTATACATCCTCTTGTCAAAAATCCGTATGCCTCTTTGACATTATACAGACTATAGTCGGGACATATATGCTCAATGTCGTTATTCAGTTTAATATCATAATTATATCCCGAACCGCCCTTTATGATTTCAGGCGCAAAAGCCATTCCGCTATAATATTCTGTAAATGTGAAAACTTTACTCATGTATATTTTATCGAAAGTACCAATACTATTAAATTCTACGCTATCACCTATTGACTTATGATATGCAGATAATTTCATCATTGCAAGATTTGGAAAATTATGACCATCTACATCAATAAGACATATTTTCATTTTCCCATTCCTTTATCATTTTTGCAAATGATTTGCCTTCGGAATATTCTTCGTTTAAAATAATCTTTATTCTTTTATTTAAGGCAAACGAAACACCCAAATCAAAGTGTGTTCCCTGCGATAATGATGAATAAAAAACATGAACCTCGTCGCTTTCGATGATCGCATTTTTATTTTGTATGCATATTTCAAGTCCCTTTTTATTTTGATCGGTGTCTCTATGCGGCAAATGCACGATATTACCATAGGATTCTAGTTCGGATACGTAAGATAAAAGCATATCCCTATATTCATCATTCATGCCTCTAACAGAACATATTACAAATATTTTCACTTTTTACGCTCCTACTATCAATTTATTCATATCAGGCAATATACTCTTTGCCGCGTCACTTGTCAATAAAAGTTTAATATTTTCTTCGTTTCCGATGTATATCATATTATTGTCAGCCGTTTCAAGTTCGCCTCTAAATTTGCGCGGTTCTTTCGGCAAGTTCATTTCGTTCGCACACTTAAACGCTGCTATAAAGCCCTTACGCATGAAAGGGGCTTCCTCTGTAGTTCTATCGCAAAAGTTCATCCAGCCGCCTATCGCCTGTAGTGCATGGCTGATACGGGGGTCTTCAATTGCTATTGACGCATATCTGTATGATTTCTTTTCAAGCAGTGCGTAGGCTTTCGCGGCTTCTACTTCGACATTGGCCTTGTCAACCGTTTCAAAGACTTTATTAAATAGTGCTATATCCGGCAATGACCGAAAGTTTTTAGAATGGTTTAATATTACACGCTTTCCAGCCTCTGAGTAGTCAATGCCTTTTGAGTCAAGAAAAGATTTAATCATATCGGCGTGATAATCTTCATACCGTTCGCCGTTAGTAACGCTTGAATAATGCTTTTCAATAAGCATCTGCATTTCATTAAAATTCATACTTCCCCCCTTTTAGCGTTTAATTCTGCTAAACGTGCTTGACCATCAAATTGTTTTTGCGGTTGTTTTTTATTACCCATTTGCTTAAATAATGTGTCAAAATGCTTTCTTAACTTTTCACCGCTCATAATATTATTACTCCAAAAGCTATCAGATGTACAATAATCAATAACTTGTTTTATTATGTCAATATCTATTTTGTCTATTCTGTGTAGCTTATCTATGTCACTATACCATGCTTTTAATTTTGGTGGGTTGCTTCTCCATTTAATGGGATCAGATTTTGTCTTTATATTGTCATAAAGGAACTGACACAATTCTTTAATATTAGAATCAAGCGGTATTGCCGCGTTCTTATTATCCTTACCTTCCCTATCCTTACCTTCCCTATCCTTACCTGTGTCAACGGATGGTATACCAGATGTCAGCAGCTTCATTTCGGCCTTATATATTTCAAGATATTTGCTTTCGGTGTATCGGTCTGATCTTAAATAGTTGTTTTCTTTCCAAGCGGTTATTACTAGTACTTTATCGTCAAAAATGTGGACAAAACCTTTAGACTGTAAAACTCTCAAATCGTCTGGTTTACTATCCGTCATTCTCATAATAGAAAAATGCTCACAAAATCCGTCATCATCTGCGTTCATTCCGAGATGAAAATATAAGTTTTGAGAACTGTTAGGCATCATTAAAAATTGACTAGAATTAGTAATGCTCTTTGAAAACATTCTACGTTGTGCCATTATACAACCCCATTATCGTTTAATTTTTTCATAAATTCGTCATATCTTTTAACGGCATCACGAAAGCAATTGATTACTTGTCGCTTTCTGCTGCGCCGTGTTCCATATAGTCGCTTTTTAAGCTTGCGTGGTAATTTAAACATACGACGTAATGCTTTCCTGTTTAAATATGTAAGTTTGCCGGATATAGTAAATGTCTGGCTAAAATTAGTCAATGGGTGTATCGTCTCACAATCGCAGTAATCTAATGACTCGCTTATGTTTACATCGTTAGTAATAGTTCCTATGTCGCTCCATTCTCCGGTGTCTGGATGCTGTATCTGAAACTTTGTGTCTTTCGGTATTAGCATGATAACTCCTATAAAATAAAAAAGCCCGGATCATCTGCGAAATGAAACCGGGCCGAATCTTCAAAGACTCACATATATCGCAGTTATATGTCAGGCCTTGAACGTGAAAGATGATGTAAAATAATCCTGTTAGTTTTAATTGGTGGCGACATGATTTGATACATGTACGCAGGTTCACTTAACGGTCTATCACCTTCATCCGACAATGGATAGTCATATATGTCGGACTGCATTCGTCAACCTCACGATTGATAACCCTGCATCCCCCGTCGATCGCGTCTATCTTCCGCCACGCCACTGGTGAAGAGTACTAAGAACTCACCCATTTGTCAATCGTTTTTTTCGGTTATGCGTATTATTTTTGAATACAATCCGGCAGCTCACAGTAAAGACATTGCATATTGCATCGCGGCTTTCTGTTTACGATTGCGTTAACCTTTTCGATTAACGGTTTGCATCGGTAGCAGTACTCAGCCCGTGGACGATATCCAGTGTCGAGATTACAGTTTTTACACTTAGCCATAAAATAAGCCGGTATATTCCAACCGGCATCTCCTTTAAAGATTTTATAATAAGGTAATCACACGCTAGTTAAGATCAATCGTTTTCAATGTGAACTTCACGCCGATTTCAATTGTATTTGTATCTTTCAAATTTGGCATATACTCAACAGTACGACCGTAATCTGTATGACGCTGCTGATAGCTTCTTGCGCTCATGTTTCGAGTATAACGAAAGTAAGCATACTTGATTTCAGCGTTTAGGCCGAAAGTATACACGTCTTTAAAGTACGGATTGTAATACGCTTTGATTCTTTGCGCCGGGAATGTCTGGAACGTCCCGAACGGCTCTACTTTTACGAACTGATAAACGATAGGCAGACCGATTCGAGCGTGTCCGTAAAGCGGTACGTTGCCGTCATTACCACATACACCGATTTCAACCGATTGTGCGTATGTTGCTACTGTGAGCAGACAAAACGCGATGCTGATCAAAAGCTTTTTCATAAATCACCTTCCTTTTTATTAAAATATTCTTTAGCCCAATAGTTACCTACACGTATCCAGCATATAGCATAAGACACAATAAATGATATTAAAAAAATAGGCATAAACGCTGATTCAAAAATAATTCTCATAAAATCAAATAGTTCTTTTTTCATTCGTTGACCTCTCTTACTTCATAACTTACATATGCTCCCGGCTTATATAAATTACACGCCGAATCAGCCTCAGCCCTCGTGTCCCATTCCGATACAACTTTCTCGAAATGATCATCAAAATACCTACACACTTGAAACTTTTTCATAAATCACCTTCCTTTTTTGATTCGTAAAAATCTTCCCCCGTGTCTACATCCTCGTCATTATCGTGAATCCCATAATCGCAAGGCAATACATCGTTTTTAGATTCTCTTTTGCGTCCACATACTAAACATATCTTATCCATAGTATTACCTCCTTACAATACTTGATGTGCCGTTAGGATATATACAGTAAATATCACCTTTGACATATGCATATCTGTATAATCCGCCTGTGGAAAACGCTTCACTAATCAGACGATTAGATGAGTCGTATTTGTACTTAATGCTTGTTCCGTCCGACCATGTAACGCTTTCAATGTTTCCGTGCTTTTCGCGTATTGGTGAATCATTGAAAAGAATTAAATTAGATACACTGCGCTCGTTCATATCGCCTCCTTAATCTTTAAAGCTTCACAAGTCGCGGATTCTTTCATGCTGTCAACGATAGACTGAATTTTGTTGATCTGTTCTTCGTAATGCTTCGGGTCTATTTCATTTATCGCCATGAATAGCTCCAATTCTACAAGATCGGATATAATTGGCGTTGTAAAAGATTTCATAGTATCTCCCTATATTTCCTTAGACAATCTAAATTTGCCGTCAAGCTGAAACATCCTTCCGGGTTAGATTTCAGCAACGCTTCGAATGTATCAATATCTGGTTCGCTTGTCGGTTTGTCGATCATATCATTATCAAGATCATATACTGTTACCAACATAACGTTACCTCCTTATTCAGTTTCAAATTTTACATTAAGAGGATTAAATATCCTCCATACTGACCCGTCTGAATAGCGAACATCATAGAACCACTTATCCCCTTCTCCGGTTGGTCGATGTTCTGCTATCTTAATAATCCCACATTTACCAATAGTATAAATAGTTGCATTCTCTTCATTATCACCGGAAACCAATTGTATTATTTTCATATAGTAGCTCCTTCTTTTAAATATCAATATATTAGGTATATAATAAGCCGTCAAGTATTTTTTTGATATTGGAGTAAAAAAGTTGAATTTTTATTAAAAAAAAGATGAAAAAAACTTGACTTTTACAACATATGTATTATATTCATATTATGAAGAAAAGGAGATTATATGAGTAACCAGTTAGTTTTCCCCTCAACAGTCGATTTCGAGCATATAGGTATTATGCAATCCATTTACTCATCATACAAGCATATGAACCATGTACATTGTGATCTATCATTGACGAGGAATGCACATATATCATTGATCGGATTATTGATACACGCTAAAAATGAGATAGAAAGCATCGGCGGTCGCATTAGTTTAAGCTTGTCAGGCGAGATGTACAATCTTATGACAACAGTAAACATTGTAGACCATTTTGCAGATAATATAATAGAGGCATAATCATGACTGCTCAAATTCAGCAAGATTTTGAAATGTTAAAAAGATCCATTAAATCGATGAAGATTCCAAACTATCTAGTTGCTATCGATATACAGTCTCTTGATCGTCTATATTCATATCTTGCAAAAAGCTATCGCAATCATGACGATTATCCGCGAGCGTTTAGATATTTGAATCGTATAATAAAAATGCTTGAAGCTGAAAAAAAAGCTTGACATTGGCATAGGGTAATATATATTGACGGTAATAGGAGGCACTATGAGCGATCAAGAACGGCAAGAACACAGAGAGTTAATAAAGCGCATCGTAGAATGTGAAAAGCAACTTGAAACGGGCTTCACAAAAAGTGGACAAGCTTTGTCTATTTACCAGTATCATTTAATATCTGGCTTAATACACCAAGCAAAAAATAAACTAGGGCTGAACCAATTATGAACGAAAAACAGTATTCGGAGTTTAGCAGATACTTAAATGAAGCTCGCGTTATGGCGTGGATTTTTATGTGTACCGATGACGATTATTACTTAAAGCAATATGAAGTATCCATTACTAAGATGACCGATTCTCTCAATAATAAGGATAATGCATAATATGGAAATGCACATAACTAGCCCTAAATATGGTACACATATTATCTATTTTGATATTGAAGATTGGGACAAAATTAAGGGTTATAGTTGGCACGTTCATAAAAGTAGAAAAAGATTTTACGCACGAACCAATATAACAATAGGTAAAAGAAAACAGAAAAAAATACAAATGCATAGGTTATTGCTTGATTGTCCAGCCGACATGCAAGTAGATCATGAAAACATGAATGGCATGGATAATAGAAAATCAAATTTGAGAATATGTACACCTGATCAAAACGCGCAACACAGAGATATATCTATTGCAAATAAAAGTGGATATAAGGGTGTACATTTTGAGAGTGGAAGACGTAAATGCAGGGCTAGTATACGAGAAAACAAAAAGCAAAAGTCTCTAGGATATTTTGACAGTCCAATAGATGCCGCAAAAGCATATAATGAGGCAGCCATTAAATATTATGGTAAGTTTGCAAAATTAAATATAATAAAGGAGCAGTCATAATGAGTTACGCAGAAGGCAAAATAGAAGGATTTACAACACGAGACGCAATAATTCGCGCAACTAAAACGGGCAAGTTTATAACTAGCTTTTCAGTTGCTGTGTCATTTGGAGAGGGCGAGAACAAAAAGGTATCATTCTTCGATGTCGAAACATGGGATAAACGCGAAGATATTACAAAAGGTACGCTAGTTAAGTGTACAGGGTATCTGTCTCAGGAAACATGGGAAGATAAAAGCGGCAATAAAAGATCAAAGATCAAGTTGACCGCAAAGACGGTTGAGATAGTACGACCAGCAAGCAACAGTCAACCAACCGACGCAGAACATAAACTACAAGAGGCCGGACTTGTGGAAAAGACAGGCGAACATTTTGACGATACTCGTATTCCGTTTTAATGTCTATTTTGGTAAAGGTAATGTACTTTATGGTGTTTAGATTATCGCTTATCATACTGCTAGCGTCAATGCTTTCATACTGCATTTATACTAATGACTGGTATAAGTATAAAGCGCAGTATCCGCATATGTCGTTTGAGATATACCGAGTTGCAAACTTTGAAAGCTATTTGAAAGGACTTGACAAGACCGTCGTGCTTGCTATTATTGATCACGAAAGCGCGCAAACATGGCGGACTACTATTACGAACGGATATGATGACGGATTGATGCAAATAAACAGAGTGCACGGCGTTTATAACGTATTTGATATTCGCGTAAACATCGCTTACGGCTGCAAATATTTAAAACATTGCATTGACAAAAAGCGCGGCAATCTGTATATTGGGATTATGGCTTATAATTCAGGATGCAACCGTAAAGAGTATAATAATTACGGTTATCTGATGGCAATTTTAAATAGGTTAAGGTAGGTATCAATATGGCTGAAGTAGTTGTTATGGTACTGTTGGGATTTATACTTTTAATGGCAATATTGTTTTCAATTTTCATGTCGTGGGTATTTATAAACATTTATTGGAGAAACAAATGACAAGATATTTAAAGCGAAGATACGGAGATTGTCACAATTGTTGCTTGTCTGGTGGCGGTATCGTTCCGTGTGGCGCATTTGAACATTCATGCTCTGGGCCGTTTAGATATGCCACTCACAAAGAGATATTGCAATATCGTTTTAAACAAGCAAAGAAAGCGAGAGAAGGGGTGAACCGCTTTTAGTAGCTACACAAGTGAGTAGCAAATAAAAATCTGTAATAGCGAGGAAAGTGTGAAATGAGTGACACAAAAGGTGAAGCACTATCATATTATTATGCCGAAAACGGAAAGCTGGAAAGTAAAATAAAAAAGATGCAAAAACAGATAGCTACGCGGGATGAATATATAAATGAACTCGAAAGCTACCTTTCGCGCTTAGAACTAGAATCTGACGGATTGATGCTAAACATGAGAATGTCTATCGCTATCGCCGATAAAAAGGCAAAAGACGAGTAAAAAAAATATTTAAAACAGCATAATTTTGTTGACAAATCTCCACGTCATGCTATATTATACGTATGATGATTGATACGGATTGATCATCAAATAACTAGCACGGGGGACGAAAATGAGACTTGTATATTTCGACCATGTTTGCTGGGTGATAGATGCGACAATGACGACGATAAAAGAGGCGGTTGACCATAATGCGCGAATATTTTCGCTTAACAAATTAACCGCGAACGAACGCAAAATGATTTTTGCACAGATATTATAACAGGATAGGCAGCAATGCTGATAAAAGACGCGTTTGGAAATTCATTAAATATACGACAAGCTAAAAACGGTAAAATAGTATTGCCGTTTGCTAATACAGTTATAACCCTATCAAAAGAAGATGCAAATAAATTTAGCTTGTATGAGATAGAAGACTTTGACGTAGACGCATTTAATGAAGCGTATAAATAACATTGCTATGGGAACATTTAAAAGGTAATAATATGCAAACACACATCATAAATAGAACATATATCGTTCGCCACAAAAACGCGGAAGACATTGAATACAAAAATTATCGCAAGGCTATCCGTGTAGCAGTTAGCATGTGTGGAATAGATTATCCTGTGCTGATAGTACGTGACGGTATAGTTTTGCATACATTGATATTAAATGATTTCGGGATTATTGTTGATAAAATTAACACCCGTTATAATGAATACCCGACAATCGCATTGACTGAATTAAGAGAGGTTTGATTAAATGATACATAACCCCCGACATAGAGCAAATCGTATAATTGCCTACAATACCCGGCGGTATAAAGCAAAGTCAAATCTTTATCGACTCCTAGCCCGGCGAAAACAAAATGCTTTTTTGTTGTAGGTCTTATTCTGTCATAAACTATCGACTCTTTATAACTAGTATACGCCCGTATTTTTAATTCGCCAGTTGCCTGATTATATTCGCGGTCAATTTCTATATCCTCTAAAGCCCAGTTAAAAAGTGTGTCGTAGCTTTGACCTTCGGGACTTTGCGTTTGTGTATGCGTAGCGGGTTTTACATCTTGCTGATACACAACGTCAGTATGCGTAGAATATCTACCACCGATAAAAGCGGCAATAATCAAACAGAGTATAAGTATGTACTTAATTCGTTTTAGAATTTGTTCCATTTATATCTACAAGCCCCTATGTGTTTCATTGTTTTTTTATGCGTCTGACGATATATAAATAATCTATATGATAGCAATATGCACTTTATCGGTGCAAATAATAGTTTTTGTACTAACACGGTTCAACCGTGTATTATTTTGGAAATGGCTTTTGCCCACGAATCGAGTACGCCCGATTTAGATAGCACTATCAAGGATAAAACGACTATAATCCAAAACCACCAAGGAGCTCGAAATTTAAAACCTTTCTCAGTTTTCTCGAAAAATATCATCGCCGTTTTATGTGCTATCTTTTTAATCATTTGCGTACTCCTATTTATACACTTTTATTTCTCGCCCAATTTCATGGTTTAATTTCGAAAATATTATCTGATAACTTTCGAACGGGAATATTCCCGGACACGGCTTCGGATTGTTGTTGAAATACGTTATCCAATTATATCGATGCGAAACAATCTTGTCTATGTTTGGGAACATCATGCATAGCTGTTTGCATAGGTCAATACTATTTTGCATTTGTTCTGCGGTTATTTCATCTGAATTATCCGCGTTTACTTTGTCAAACTCAATACCGATTGAATGCTTGTCATGTTCCCCGCTACATGAATGATATGTCCAGTTAACCGGGTCTATAATTTCGGTAATAATTCCCTTCCGGTCAATGTTGTATTGCGGTATCCCGATCCCCTTAGACCATTGCGAGACACGATTAAATTCTTTCTGCCATTTAACCTTATCGTCATTAGTTTTGGCATTGTCAATCCGGTTTTGAATTACCTTTAAATCAGATGTTTCTTGCCATTTTATCTGTCCGAGTCCGGCGGTTGCGTGTATGACTATTTCTGTAACATCTTCAAAAGACCTTGAAAAACCACGGTGCCACTTTTCACGTATTTTTGTATTTTTGATTATATTCATTTTATAATCCTTGTGTGACGTTCTTTACATAAATTATCTGATGCAATTTTAGCGTACTCTAGTTCTGATAATCTTTCTCCGTGCTTTTCGCATTGTGCAATTCGCTTTTCGATATTATTAACGTATTCTTTGAGGAGTCGCCTGACAAGAAACCAGACCACGCTAACAAGTAGCACGATGATGCCAGCACTAAACCCGATACCGAGAGCAAAATAACGCATATTGTCGTAGTTGAGTAAATCCATTTCATTTCTATAATTCCTTAATATTTAATAATATAATTCATTCCAATTTGCTTGCCATGCGTTGTTGTTCCAGTTCGGGGTGTTCCGTTTGTTCCGTCCGTTATTTCTTCTCTTACCATAATTGATGATGGTGTACCGTTTACTACCGTCTGTCCTGTTCCTGCTCCCGATGAACTTCTGGAGGACACATAAGTGGTAGTATCTAAATCTGCATTTGCATTTGCGCCGGCATTACCAATATTAAAATTATGAAAAGATGGTTGATGTTGATCATCCTTGAACTGTCCAAGTGTATACGTATCATGAGCCGTAACGCCTGCACCTCGTGTTCCCACTCCAACCGGTATTGTCTCTCGCATATCCGGCAAATTAAATGTCGTTGAATTATCCCCTACTCCGTACGTGGTGCTAATTACGGTAAATAAATCGGCATATGTCGTACGAGAAACAGCAGAGCCATCACACAAAAGCCAACCAGTAGGAGCCGATGATCCAGCAAATGAAATTGTAGCACCTACCGGAGTTGAGGCTATGGCAGTTTTTATTGTATCAAAAGTAACCTTTTGCGTTTCATAGGGTGTCGCGGCCTTTTGCAGCAAAAACCAATCATCGTCAGCCATTACCGTAGCGGTTGTTGTTAATAATCTTATCTGCTTCATACCGGAACCTCTATTAGTTGTATTACGTTGTCGTTTTCGTCTGTTATGTAGTCGCTGCCATCGTACGATAGACCTGAGTAAACATAGTTGATCGTAGGGTCTGCCTTTACGTAGCGCATTGTTATAGTTACTTCGCCCTTGTCCGGGTCTTTAGCTACCGATAGCACTTCGTATATCGCTGGTGCTTCTGTGGTTGTAATACGTGTAATCGGATCGCATATAATAAAGTCAGTAATCTCAATGTCGGAGTGAATCCAATCTAGTTTTCTGCTAATAATGTTTTGCACGTTTGACGAAAAATCCATAATAGTCTGCGCTTTATCAGTAGCACCGGCAAGGTCTGTCAAATTAGTTTCAAATGTCTTTGATTTTAGCTTTTTGTATTTGTAGTACGCTGCATTTTCATATGACTTTTCTTCATAAGTTAGCCATGTGTCCTTGTCAGCATTATAACCATATTTAATAATGCAACTTGTCAAATACTCAGATGAGTTGTTAGTTGCTGAATAGTCATTTTTAAAGTCGGCTTTTGGTATGGTTTTAATCGGTGTACGGTTAGCGTCATATGCTCTGATGGTATACAGTCCGTCATCATGTGTAAACATTCTGAGAGATGAATCAATACACATCGTCTCTATCGCTTTTGATAGTGCCGAATCATCATCTATATATAAATAATCTTTTTGACTGTTTACTGCTGCGGCGTTTACTTCTACTGTGTCCCAGAATGACGCGATAAAAGGCTTTCCGTCATATCTCCACATTAAATCTTTTATGATTGCTACTGAGTCATCTATTGCAATCGTAAAGTCACATGTCACCGCGTCAGTGTTTCCGGATGTCGCCGCTTGTGTTAGCTGAAAAGTGCCTAGTGCTAAATCTACATTTACTGGCGTTGCGGCTACTCCGTCGATATAAACAGCGTCTAAAGACTCAACCGCATTATATGACGTATCGCATATTAAGAAAGTGTGATATGTTCCAACATAATCACCAGTTAACAATAATGCCTTACGCCCATCACATGGGCCATATGCTACAGGTACAATTTTGTCTATATATCCTTCTGAAAGATACGGGTAATCAGCTTCCTTAAGTGTACGAGTTGCTACGGGCTGTGAAAGCGACTTTCTAAGATCTTGCAGTTTAACCGATAAATCAGACCATGATAAATTATAGTCTTCAATGAATCCGCTATATTTTAAAACTTCATCGACGTAAATCCTTGCAGCTTGTCCGTACAAGTTTCTTGATTCCCAATCGTCAAGCTTTCCATCATTGTTAATGAGTCCAATATTTACCGGCTGATATTTATGTAATCCATAAAACAACGGGTCAATAGACCACTTCATCGTCGGAATACTTGATAAACGTGGCTCATAGTAAAAGTTATTGAAATAATATACATCATTAAAAGAAAATCCAATTGCTCTACCTAATACAACCGATTTTGATAGTAGTGCCTCTTCGTCGAGTATATGAATATAAAATCTAGTTGTCGCTGAATCGTAAAAGAAAGATGCATCTGTAGCAAGGCACTCTAAAAGCGTTGCCATCGGTGCGTAATCGTATGAATCAACTTTAGCCGAACTAAATTTATAATGAGCGTCGTTCGTGTATGGGTAATATCCGGTATTTGAGTTGTCATCGGTTACAACGACATTACCCGGAACCATTACGCAGAAGTATACTGACGGAGAATAGTTTAGCCAGTATATGTGATTTATTGGTGTATCGTATTCAAATAGTACATTCATAATTAAGCCGTTATTGGTCTTATACAAAAATATGATCCCGGTAACGTATCATCGCCAGATATATAATATGAAGATGCATATTTTATATATACCTTAATGGAATCTCCCGGAACCAAATAATCATTGTAATCAGCCCATATTGGAGATGCATTTGTACTATCTCCACTACCGGGAAGTTTTGCACTTTGTATTATAGATCCATTTTTCTCTATTTTAGACCAATATACCGAATCATTATTAGTTGTGTGAACCAAAAAAGATATATTATATAATCCGGAATTTTGGCATGTATAAGTATCAGAAGAAAAGCAATTGTTTGCATCAATAAAATCCGAAAACGTCATTGCCGTCCATGCATTACCGTTAGAGTATTGATTTGTTAGTTTTTTACCTAATATAAAATCATAATTAAAAGTATATCTAATTTTTCTATAGACAGTACTTGCCCTAGATATAGCAAAATGCAAATACACATTACCAGCATTACCGGCGGTGCCATACCATCCTTGTTTTGAATCGTTCCATGTCGGAGCGGTATTCGTGAAAGACAGCGTTGCGGTCAATCCATCTACGGCAGGCGTTGCCATGATGTAACAAGTCGCGTTATCGGTAGGAGTGCCGCTCGGTGTCGTGTCAGTGCCTACCTTGTAAAGAGTACCTCCACAATCGAAATAAGAACCAGCAGCGACAACGGGCAAAGTCGTGTCTGTCATATTGGTAAGTGATACAGATGTGCGGTTGATAATAAGCTGATCGGCTGTTGTCTGAACTGCTAAAATATTCGTGTCATCGTTTGCGTATGTATTTATTTTATTTATTGACATTTTTACCTTCTTTCTTTCATTTTAATTGATGTCGAAAATAATAAACTTTGTGCGTCCTTCTTAAATGCCGGCGATTCCGTCAGTGAGCAATATAATGCAGGCTGTACGGTTAATGAATCTTCCCATAACAGCAGAATAAAAGGGACGGTAATATCTACAACGTCGAACATTGTGTTGATTGCTTTTCGCTGTGTGTCTGTTATTATAGAAGGAAATGCAATCTCAAAAGATGCAAGGCGTACACGTTTATCACCGTAAAGCTGACCTGTTATCGATTCTGAAATGTCAGAGTTAGATGTATATGGTAGTGTAGCGTCTGGAGACATTGGCGGCATTTGAAGATAAGACGAAAGCCACATTTTCGAGAATTGAATATATCCGGCTGTATTGGTAGGGTCATCAATCGTTACTCTCCAATATCTGTATGTCTTTGTTGCTGTAAATTTGTGAGTGATCAGCGTTGCAACTGTCACCACTTCGTCAACAGATGGAGCAGTCCAAACGTCAGAGGCGTTAGCCTGTATATGAACAACGGCAGCAGATGTCAAATTGTGTGAAAGTATCGCAAAGTAATCAACTGCAACCGTAGCAGTAAACGTCATCTTTATCCATTGATCGTCAACGTCAAGCGTGCGTGCGTATGTAGATAGTTGAGTCCGTGCCATAGTATCGGCGTATAAATAGCGCGGATGTTCGGTAAGTCCTGTAAATGTTGCACTAGCGGCAAGATTGTTATATATAATTTGCATTATTGTACCGCCCTTTCTGCAATGTAAAGCCGTCCGTCCTGTGACGCTTTATATAAATCATCGTAAAAAACCTGTTTGTCAATCGGTGCTACTCTGAAAATCTGATTACCACCCGATCCTTTACCGGATGCAATATCAAAAAGTTGTCCCTGCTGTTCTGCGTTTAATACCATCTCGCCTGAGTTTACATTAGCTTGTACTTTGTCGCCGCTAAAAGAATTACCCGGAACAATACCACCGGATGCAAACTTAGGAGCTTGCGGCTTTGCTTGTGCTACTGCTGCATATTGCAGACTTGCGGCAGCAAGCGCAAGACCGGCTACAATAGGTGCAATGTAGAATCCAATTATCGGAGTTGCAAGGGCTGATACATACGCATTGAGAGGAGCGGCAAGCATTTGAATCATTGCCATTTGACGCTGTAATTCCCATGACCTAACCTGAGAATCATATTCCGCTTTGGCTTTCTTTTTGTTATATTCTTCTTCTATTTTTGCTTTAGTTAATATGCGTTGTCTATCTGCAATGGTTTGAGCATCGCCACCGGCTACGGCAGCGTCATATTCCGCTTGCGCTTGCTGTACTGCCGTTTCTTCCGCAACTCCGGCGGCTTCAAGTCTAGCCTGCATTTCATAGTCAAGATTATTTAATGTTGTCTGTAATTGTGCATTATTAAGATCAATCATGGCCTGCATTAAGCCAGTGATAGCACCTGTCACTGTCTGCACGTTTGCGTTTATTGCTGCGGCTTTACCATTAAAATCAAGTTTATCCCACTCTTTACCCATGTCGGCAATAGACGGAGCCATTGATTTTACGGTTAATAATTGTTTTGAAAATTCCGGGTTTAATCGTAAGTATGTTTGCAGCTGAACAATAGATGCTTGAATCTCTGGTGAAAGTTTACCCCATAGGTCAATATCATCTTGTATATTAAGTCCGGCCTTAATCTTTGCGGATATGTTCTCCATTTCCTGACCGGAAACTTTTGACATATTCATGATAGCAGTTGCAACTTGTGGCGGTAATCCCTCTATATCTTCAAGAGATGATTTTAAAGATGCCTCATTCTTTCCGTTTAATTGACTGACAAAATATCGTAGTTCTGGCGTTGCATTAGCCCAAGCAAGCCCCATGTCTTTAGTGCTTTGTGCAAGTTTTAATTGATCCTTGTCAATAGCCTTCTGACCACCTTTAGCCGCTAGTGCTTCGGCCTCTGTAATCTTCTTGTTTAAATCAGCTGTAGCTGCTGCCCGTTTTTTATCTGCGTCAGTATTGGCTTTTGATTTATTAGCTAATTCGTCCGATATATCTGCAAGGTCATTGCTTTTGTTTATATTTGCCTGCATGGCCTGTGTGGCTTGACCTAGTGCTTGACCTTCTTTCTTTAATGAGTCTGCTAATTGACGAGCTTTTGGGTCTGACGATTTATTTAATTCTTCAATTACTTTTGTATATTGGCCTGTTCTTTTTGTTGATGTTTCAAGTTCTTTGTTTATGAGACCATATGCCGATGCCTGAGTAATGATAATATCAATATTTTCTTTTACTCTTTTTTTATCATTTTCAGCATTATATAACTTTGCACTATTGTATGCTTTTTCAACTGCATAAGCCAATACAGCAAATCCCTTTATTGCGCTTGCTGCCGCTTTAGTTATTGCATTTATACTGTCAGACAATAAACCGCCGGACTCGGAAGAAACAAGAAACAATCTTGCCATCTTTCCTATTTCAGGATTTATCTCTTTACCGATTCCTTCCATGATGCCGGTAAGACGCTGGTCGAGTCTACGCATTGAGTTAGCGAATGATTCAGACGTACCGGCATAATCACCGAGAGCGTTCTTTGACTGATCAACTGCAAGCTTTATGCGAAGCATTGCCTTTTCTTGCAACGACATCTTCTCTGTGTCCTTACCTAAGCGTAGGCCAAAGTTACGCAACTGTTCATCGCCAATGGCAAGCCCCAAAGATTTAGCTTGCTCTGTTTCTCCTAGTAATGCTTTTGTCAGTGCCTCAGATGCGCCCTTTACGCCACCGGAATAGTTAGTCATGGATACAAGGTCACCGGATAGCCTTTGTATAACGTCTGATACTGCAAGAGAAGCCTCTTGTGTCATTCCAAAGCCTTGCAATAGGTTACCAGTAGCCGAAAGCAGTCCTTTTGATTCTGTTATGCCAAGACCGTAAGCGTCAGACAATGCCTGTGCGGTTGATTCTGCAATCGGTTTTATCTTAGAGAATACAACGTTAAATTTAGAAGTGGTTTCTTCTGCGTCAGATGCGGCCTTAGATGCTTTTGAGAAAAACGAAGCAAGACCGACGGATGACACAATAGTAGCAATTGACTTTAGTACATTACCAACGCCAGTTGCTGACTTCTTAGTGTCGTCCATAGACTTTTTAAAGCCGGAGTTATCTCCGGTTATTTTAAAAACTAATTGCCCTAAATCGTAATTTGCCATTTATTAACTCATCGAAAAAGGTTCTTTCTTGCTTTCCCATATCCAGTTGATAAGCGATATTTTATTTCTACCGACATACACATATTGTTCACATAGATTTGCTGATATTATAGCGTTATTAGTCATCGGTACGTCCATTTCTTCCCAGTATTCATATTCGCTGATAGGTCGATAGTATTTATTTAAAGCGGATATCAGTCTATCGACGTAAAAAACAGTATTGTCACTTATCGAATTTTTTTTTTATCTAAGTCTTTATGAACTGCGACATTTAAAAAGTCGTATTCAATCTCACAGTCAATGCAATCATCCCAGTATTCACGATCATGCAGTTTTCCGTCTACGATACCGTTCTGCATTAGTATCTTTCGTATGAGTGCAAAGCGTCTTGTCGGTATATCGCTATATGGCTTGCTTTCGCTTATCTTAATAATACGTTTGGCCTCTGCTTCATAATCATTGGCCTGTTCTTGTGTCGGATTATCAAGAGCGTTAAACTTTAATTCTGCTACTCTAAACTTTGCAACTTCGTAGGTCATTTCCTTTGTGAGTCTATCAAGTTCGTTAAATTCTTTTATGCGACCGTTTGGAATAAAAGTAATCGTAACCTTAATAAGGCTATAAGCCCCGTCTTCATTACATTCTATTTCGTAAACTATTGACTTACTCACAGAAGTCTCCTTGTGTAAAATATGCCGGGCTGTTACACCCGGCTAAATCTATTAAACTACTCCGGTATCAGTAAACCATGCAAAGAGCTGGCGACCGTCTGTCAGAGTTGTATCTATTTCACCAGTGAAAGAAAGCGGAAGCGTGTCGGTTCCGTCTGACAATGCAGATTTAAGACCGAATGCGATACCACCTGAATTAGTTGTTACGCTGTACAATTCAAGTCCTCTAGCTTTTCCGGTAGAGTCATTACAAGTGAACTTCATTTTATAAGCGTTAAACGTAGCAGTTGAAGAACCACAGTAAAGCGTATTACGTGCTACAGGAGTGTTTGAACCATAATCAATAGTAATAGTTTTTGTAGTTGGTGCAACGTCACTAATAGCAGTTGTATCAAACTGAATTGACCATCCAGAAACGGCATTACTTTTAACAACCATATAGTCGGTATGCTCTGCTAATACTTCCGGTGTTCCAGTTGCATCAAGGGTGACACTTGTAAATGTTGGCTTTGTTGCGCCCATTTTTAACAATGTGCTATCTGTTGCAGATGTCTCCATCTCTAAATCGTAAAGCGTATTCTGCGCCCATCCAGCCGCGATGACTTGATTTGGTGCTGTTGTATTTGCACTTGCAGCAGTATCTACCGACGTAATAACGCCGCCGGATACTTTTACAATGCCAGCAGGGTCAAGATCCATGAGCGTTATAGATCCGGTCATTTTCATATCTTTTTTGTAGTTTTTTAAAATAGCCGCCGAGTTATCTTGTACTTTTACGTCAGTCCACTCAAGAGCAATATTTACGTCTCCATCAACGGAACCCATGTCCGTATAAGACCCTGCACCCGATTCCTGTACTTCTACTCGTGAGCCACCCGGAATAAATATATATGCGGTTGACACTTTTGTCGTTTGTTTCATTGTTCTATTTCCTCTTTATAGTTACTTCTACTGGAATATTGTACACGTCTGTATTGTCTTGCGGTTGTAATCCCTGTTGAATCTGACAGTACAGTCTGTACGTTGTGTATGATTCAAGATTGATTGTGTTTACAACTGCAACGGCTATAGTCATTGCTTCTGCTTTTGTTTCTGCTCTGCAGTTTATCGTATACGTTGCAAGACCGTAATCCAGTCTACAATCAATCACGCCTAGCTGATAAAAGTTAATTGTTTTCTTTGCATAACAGTCTGCCGGAATAACCATGTCAGAAAAAAGCGCATAGCCTGTTCCGTATGCATCAAGTAAAGAAGTTATTGCCGTTACATTCAAAGCGTTGTAAATATCAGTCGAATACACGTTTTTGCCCCTTTACCAGTTTACCCATTGCCATTTCTGCTTGAATCATTTTGATAACTTCTGCCCGTCCGACATTTCTAGCGTATAATAAAATAGATGGTCTCAAATACGGTTGCGGTCTCATTCGTCTAGTCCCGAACTCTACGTATGGAGCGTAACGCACTCTAGTACCTACGTATGCCTCGTATTCTTTCGGCACTACGTTTATTTTCTCACTTGCTAAATCGCCAGACTGATCATTAAAGCCGCCTTCTGCATCGTCAGTCTTCCACATAATCCCGTTTCTTAGTCTTCCACCATTTACAATGGCAACCGGGCATAATGCTTTTGCCTGTGCTGCAATCTTTGCGGCTAATCCTAAACTTGCTTGCTGCGTAACTTTATTAACTAAATCAGTATAATCGTTAAACTGTATCTCTACCATGTAACCCCCGAATGTCTTTTGACATCTCTGGCTTCTGCCTCCTTTCGGAAATCACGTAAATTCTTTGAGTGGAATCATTACCGCTTGATTTTGTCCTGCTATATCATCAGCGTAAAAAGCTGAAAAATAACCTATAACTGTTACTCCGTCCAATATCTCGATACGTGCCGCTTTTGGTATATCTGTTATTTGTAAATCTTCCGGTCTGCATATCATTGTCGCTGATACATCAGGCTTGAATTTATCTGATATTAGCCTTGATGATATACCACCACGCCAAAACAAGCATTCAACCGTTTTACTTGTTGGATATGTTATCGGCCCAGCGACACCATTAGTATACGTCTGTGTTTTGGGCTGTATATTTGCCATATATGTTTTATGGCGCGACATTATACAATTTACTATCATAAACCTATACCGTTATATCCCACAACATAGCCCCGGAGGAAACAGGGACGCTTATAGTTGCAATTTTTACAGTACCGCGTTTTATCAAATAATAAACAACACCGCCGTTACTATTAATCATATTAACATTATCTATCAAATTAAATTCTACGCGCCCATTGGCATCAGCCGCCGCATTTATTTCTTCGGAGCATATCTCAACATTGTTTTTATATATAATAATGTCATCGGTTAACGATGCCGTGAACGTTTCCGAACATACCTTCCCATCCGCCTTTTGCGCATACCAATAAACGGCACATATATTCAAGGCATCCCGCGCCTCACCAGCAAAATCGTATGTGATTGATAGTGATTGTATCGACGGAGTTGTTATGCCTGTCGCGGCATGTAGATATAGCACAATATTAAAATCAATCGCTATTGTAGTGAATGCTGCTTTATGCGTCTCTATCTCGGCGATTATATTTGATTGCGCATACCCGCTACTTACCGCCCACGCAGTCCCCGACCAGTAATAATTTATACCGTCTTTCTGTAATACTGCTTTTATCGCGTCGCTTCCTGTTGCTGTTATCGACGCAGTAATAGCAAGTAATGCGTCAATACGAAATCCCTGCGATAATGTAATCGTTGGGTTACTGGTAGAATATGTTTCTCCAACGACGATAGCGTCAAAACTCGTTATGCTTTGTTGTATAGCCGATGCGGCGAAATGTATACGCGGCTGTCCATAAATCTCGCCGTTGATATCAAGCGTTGTACAATGAGCATTGAAATCGGCCATCGTATTTGATTGCATATATGACCCGTCAGAAGTCGCCCACGAAGACCCGTTCCAGTACACATATATACCTGATCTACCGATTTGAATTGAAAATCGCGGGTCATTGGACATCGTAGCGATCATCGAATCAAATGCAAGCAACGTACCAGCACCCGTATAATGCAATTCGGGGCATGTTACCGTTGTCTCTGCGTAAAACGTACTCGATACAGCATAACCGGGCGTATAATTCGCAATATGTTGTACGGTAGGAAAGACAAGAACATCATCAAAATATCCATTAGAGGCATTTCCACCAGTGTAATGCGCCCCGATTACAAGACTTGCAACCGACCCGCTGCGTGTCCCCGTACCTGTTTGTGTTGCACCCAATTGAACCCCGTCAATAAATAATCTGGTTGCACCTGTTGTAATATCCCAATTCATCTCAAACTCATATTCAGTACCGGATACCGGAGTCCATGCTCCCAGATATACAGACACAATTGCCGCGCCGTCATTGTCCAGTACAGACATTTCCATAGTACCCGCCGACGAATGCCTTAATCCGATGTATTTAGTATAATCCCCGAATGCAGTACTGATAGAAAATAATGCATTATGAGCGGTGGGACTCCCAGAATACGCCGGAGTAAACTTAAACCGAACACACCCCGTCTGTAATGAATTTGCGTTACTGATTGCATCGTAGCGCACATATTTCGTACCGCCAGTTAAATCGAGTTTACCGCCCGATACCGAAGCCCCGCCGCTTGCCGTGCCTGTAAGAACGCCGTTACCCCAATTACCGTTGATATCAACACTATAATTCACGCCGAACGTAGCACCTGCTTGCCGTTGATCTTTTTGACGACATAATGACCCGGTAAATTCTGCTTTTGTATTATCATATGTAAATCCGGTATCATCTAAAAATGTCTGCACGAAGTGCTGATCCGGTAATGCCTGTAATTTCAAGCTTGCCCCAGATACCGTATATTCTACATCATCAGGGTCACTGATAAAACTAGTACCGCTCGTAAATGTATATGAATTAGTCACGCTCATTTATTATGACATCCTCGCAAAAGGTATTCCAAGATCATCAATCAACTTTTGCGGATAATTGTATTTTGCATTTATTTCATTCTGTGAATACGTTACAGATACCGGCCCGAAAGTCTCGCTTGATACTGATTGTATGCTAACACTAGTTGTATTTTGCTGCGTATATTTGTACCATATCATTTTAGATATTGCAGGCCATTGTGCAATGTTTATAGTTGGGTATATTGTCGTACCCGATCCTGTTGGTGTTGCAGAAAGTGTGAACAGTCCGCTAATAGGATCAAAAGAATCTATATACGTGTCTACGGGGAGATAAGTATCAGTAACAACCGTTCCTATGTTTATTTCGCTTTCGCCGATTCCAGAAAAGTCGCCTCTATTCCTTGTGGTGTAAATGGATAAATCAATGTTTTTAGATGCAGAAGAAAAGGCGCACGAATACCAACGGTTAAACTGATAATTCAAAATGCGCCTGATATCTGCTGAAACAATAGGGATTAACGCGGTCAACGCTGAATCATATGTTGATGCAGTGATTCCTAATTGAGTCTTGACCGTTGCCAGTGAAATAAGATTCAGCGTCATTACGTTACCCTACATCCAATAAGGCTTTATGAAAGCGTCAACGGCCTGCCCTGCTGCCGTAGCTGCCTGAATAGCAATACCACAATAGCAAGATGCGTCCGTAGCTTCGTTAGTAAGAGAGTTTACATTTACACCAGCTTCAAGACCACCGAGATACCATTCAACAACTGTTCCGTAAGGAGTAGACCCAAAGTCTCCTTCGGTTGTTCCATCCATTGCAGCAGCAGTATATTTAGTAGTACCATCAATTCCTACTCCCATACAGCCAATAGTAGCGGTAGATGCACCCGAACCATCTCGACGCGGTACAAGACCGTATGCCTGAGTAGATGTTCCAGCGTGAATACCAGCAGTCAAAGAAGCTGCGGCTATAGTCGTGATTGCTGCGTTTCCAGATGCTTCGCGAATTGTAATAGTACCAGCACAAGCGGCAGAAAGACGAGCACCGAGTATTGTATACCAATTGGTAATTGTTGATACTGCCTGAGTAGTTCCAAGAAGTGTTATTGTCTCTGTCACTAGCGTTGTCAATGCACCATTACGCACACCATACAGTGTGATAGTTTGAGTCGTATCGCCGGCAGCGTCAGATATAACCTCAACTCCATCATTAGCAGGCTGATTAGTGAAAGCATCTCCGGCTGTAGCGTCCAATAATGATACTTGAGCTGTCTGTGCTTTACCTACGCGACCGCTTGCGCGTGTTGCAAGTCTGTCGCCTACTGCAAAAGAAGATGCAGATTTTACTGGAACGAATCCCCATTCAACCGTTCCGCCTGCATCAATTGCTATTGCGCTTCGTGTAATACCCATAACAAGAGCGTTCTGTTCTGTCCCTGTTTTTACTTCACCGGATGTTAGTTCGCAAATATCCCCGGCAAGAATACCGGAGCCAGAATCTACCATCGGTATTGTTACCTGACCAGCAACATATGTTCGGAGTTGCGGGTTTTGTATTGCGATTTTTGGATTTTTCGATTTAGGAGCCATTTAGTTTTATTCCTCTTTAAAGCATAGGGGGCATTGCGCCCCCGTTAGTTCTGCTGTGTTGTAATTACGATGCAAGACCGTATATTTTTCCATGGAATGATTCGTGTTTAAAATCAATGCCGATATAACCCTCTACATATCCCTTCTGTGCACTTGCACCGTCGATGTATTCTTTAAGAAGAATATCCTGTCCGCCCTTGTGGGGCATTACTACAGGCTGACATTTTGCAAGGTCAACAAAGAGCAATGTATTTGCGGGTGCTGCGGTTGTAGGTATAAGAGCTACAGGGCAGTATGTAGTATAAATCTGTCGGAGCATTACGCCACCAACGTCTACACTCTGAGGTGCAAAACCATAAAGTGTGTTGAGGTCACTGATATAATTACCAGCCCCTACAATTGCCATGTTGGTAAAGTTTGCACCTGCTGCAAACATTTTGTCCATTACTTGACGAACCATATCAGAGTCAAGAGTTGCACTTGACGCATCAACTGTGCTTGTAGAGATACCGAATGTTGAATCAGTAAGTCCGCCGGCTGCAACGTTGGTTGCTACCGCCGAACGCGCCACATAAGTACCCGAAAGACAAACTACTTCCCAATCTGCCGCCATCTGTTCATACTTAATAGCCGCCTCTTCATCGAATGCGGTTACTGCTACGTTACCGATAAATGTTGAAGACGCTATTTGCGCCGGAGATGCTGCACGAAGATCGGAAACGATTACATCATCTTTCCATATTTGCACAACATTTTTGACAGGTGTTTTAGCATAGAATCTAGCTGTACCCGCCGACAATGAAGTGTTCTCACTTATGAGTCGAGTCGTTGCCGATGGTGTATCAAGTGAGTTGTGAGCGCACATATCAAATTCTTGCGAACTGACCTTACGTGCCCCATTTAAGCCACCGATTGCGGCCAAAAATTTACCTGTGTTATTTGCTGCGCCTATCCTTAACACTTCACCCATTACGTTGGTTGCATTATAGGTTTGCGCGGTTGCTGAGGTTGCTGACATTGTATTTTACCTTTAATCTTTTATTAGAATCCCTTCGCTTGAAGCCTGTCGTTTTATGGCAGTCATTAGAGCCATAGCGTTCTTTTTCTTTGCTTCATCATATACAGATTGAAGGGTTGCGTTTTGTGGAGGATTGCCACCCTGTGGAGCCTGTCCACCAAAACGATCATTAATAGCCTTTTCTGTCCGTTTATTGACTTCTTTGTCGATGTGAGACATTACGGTTTCTAAACTAGTTTTTATTTCTTCGTCTGTTTTGCCGTTAATAAGTTTCGCGAAGTCGGGATCAAGCCCCTTACTAACAACAGCGTTTGATTTTTTGAGTTCGATAGCGGTCATATTGGCTCTTTCAATTTCCGCATTTGCGGCATCTAGTCTAGCCTTGACCTGATCTTCTGCGCTAAGCTTTGAAAGCTCCATTTCCTGAATCTTCTTATCTTTCTCAGAAATGGCTCTATTTAGCCCGGCAATTTCCGCTTTTTGAGTTTCAAACTTATCTTGCCACGGTTTTAACGAAGCGTCGATTCTTGCTTGAACATCATCAACCGGCGGTACGGTTGTAATCGGTGGTTCTGCTGGCGGCTGACCCTGTACTGGAAGTACCTTGTCATCTGTAGCGGGTTGTGTAGTCATTAGTCTACTCCTATAGTGTATTAAAAAGTATGCTAAAAGTCAAGTATTTTTTTTACTATTATGTAAAAAAGTTACATATTTTAGACTGCTATATTTTTTCTTAAAATACCGTAAAATTGTTGACATTTTCTAAAGCCTCGATATATTGGTCTTAATAGGAGGCACCATGAAAACAACCGTTGCTGATACTGAAGAACCAAAATACCCATATTTAGGGAGGTCTCAATCTGGCGCAACAGTATTATTTATTAGCATGGGTAAAGGATTGTGTCTTGTTGGATCAATACATCACGCCGCATATACCTTCAATACCATTTGGGATGAAAGTGCTTTTACTCCATTTAAAGGATCAATAACACTATCCAACGATTAAGCCCTTCGGGGCTTTTTTAAAATATTTCTCCGTATAAATTTGAAGTCAGTCCTTTTTCTTTCGCCCATGTTCCAAAGTCAGCCCATTCAAATACTTCGTTTTTCCCTGTTACCGGATTACGCCCTATGCGTATCTGTGGGCCTTCGTCGTCTATAACTTCAACCGTCGTACAGCGGCAACGGATATTATTCTTAACCAATCCAAAGCCGCCCGGATATAAAGCAGAGTCTTCCCCTATCTTGAACTTATCTTCAATGTCAATTGTCTTCCCGTCAAGTCGCGCATGACTACCCCTAGTTCTATTGTCAAGTGTTGCCATCCATCTTTTCTTGACGTTTACGCCTTCACTCTGTAAAAACATAGAAGATGCAAAAGCCGCCGCGCTCATTGCCCGTACTGACTCAGTAGATACTATTCTTGAAGCGTTACCCATTGCGCCCGATGCTGTCAAAGTTCCGTCTGCATTCCTTGTAACTGTTCCTATTACGTCCTTTATACTGCTTGCCATTTGCGGATATAACAAGCCCTGTTGCAATCCGGTTGTAATAGTGTTCTGTATCTGCCTTAATTCTTCGGCTCGGTTCTTTAGTATGAACTCTGTCAATGTTCCTGACTTGCTTTGATAGTTTGCAATAGAACCGTATTTCTCAATCAGACTTTTTGGTATTGCCTTCCATGCGTCAGAGGTTCCGTATACAATAAGCTCGACCAGTTTATAAGGTATCTTGCCGAAAACCCCCCCTGTGAGCCACGAAGACGCAAACATTGACCGATAGTACGAATTACTAGCCGCAACGCTAACAGCGTGCTCTGTGAGCGTCTGAGCGCGTAAGGAATAGCTACTGTATGACTTCTGAATATCTTGCATTAAGTTTGTGAGTCTATTGTATTTAATGAGTGCATTGAAATAGCCAGCATTAGCTGGATTAACGCCGGCCAAGTCAAGATATGCTTTAGCTATCTGTTCGGATATGTCCTTAATCGAGTCACGATACACGGCAATAATCTGTTTAGATATTGCCTTGACATCCTTCTCGGTTAGGGAATATACGCCCTCTTGAAATTGCAACCAACTACTCATTTAATGTTCCTATTTTTGCACGTAATTCTGCCCCGAATAAGTGCATGTCTCTTTCGTCTTTGGCAGTATATACTATACTTCCATCAAGAAAAACATTAAATGAAACTTTCTGCTGTAATGTTCCTTTCATGACATATTCTATCGAAAAAGACACTCTTTCTGTATTATTTATCTCTGTTTTTAGGGCAAAATCACCGCACCACTGATAAGGTGAAACTCTAGGAAAACATGATCTATATTCTTCGTTTGACTTTATAGGTATTGGTGCATGTCTGTGGCACTCACAGAAATTTGCAAAAAATCTACAGGCTTCGCATTTACTCATTCTATCACCGCCTTCTGTGGTGCGCTGATAGATGCGCTTGCGTCGGTTGGTTTGTCATCACTTAATAAATCAGTAACGTCAGTCCCATTGTTAAGCTTTTCTTTTTCAAAGTTCTTCTTCTCTTCTTTTGGGTCAAGTCCAGAGTATATCTGCTTTGACGTTTCAGACATGAAAGTTACGGTTGACAGTAATGGTGCTATATCCTCGATCCCGACAATACGAGTGCGATTAAATATTGGTTCGACGTATTGATCTTTAAGATTCATCGAAAATGCTTTTTCAAAAAACTCTTTTGCTAGTCTAATTTTTTTCTGCCATCCGATTTTGATACTCTTTTCTACACGGTCGCAGAACATATTCATATCAACCATACGCACTTTCAAAGCCTTGCCCGATGCGTCGCCCTGCGCTCCGTTATCTGGACTGTAAAAGTCTATTACGTGGCTGTGCTTGTGTATCTCTCTGATCAGCAAGTCAGACAGATAGTCTCTGAACTCAGGGTCTAGTTGTCTTTGCACATAATGAGGTGCAATTCCGTCTTTGGTTGCCCCCTCGTATAATTTCATATCATTTAGTTGTTGCTTTTGTTCTGGGGACATCACTTCGCCAAGAACAAGCATTGCGTCGGCTAATTTATCTTGTTCGTTGGCACTTCCCGTAATTACCGCATCAAGCCCGTCAATCAATGGGATCACCTGATGAAAAGCGGTATTGTCGTTTAGTGTCTCTGTGTTGTATTCTATACAAGGACATTCCGACCAATACAGTGTACGCGGCTCAAAGTCCGTATTTACAACAATATTATCTTTATTGTCAATCTTATACGATATCCATTTGTCTTTAGATATAAAATCAACAGCATAAACATACTTTGACTTACTTCTGGGTACTTCTTCGTTTATTGCAATGATACGGCAACCGTATAATACTTTAGGCTCAATGTCGTTATTGTAGATAAACATCATTTGACGCGGATCAACAGAAACTACGTGAATCTCCGGCTTTTTTATTTTGTCGCCTGTAGTGTATACAATCTCGCAACCCTTATTGAACGCAAGCGCACGTATTCCGGTCTTGATGTCTACGGTGTCAATGTTTAGCTTTTTAAATGTGTCATTAAGTATAACTGAAAACTCGCTGTCCTCTTGCTCCTCTCCGTCCTCTGAATCTTCTATTTTGGTATTGTCTGAGTATACTACATTTGAAAACATATACCCAGACATTGAATCGACAAGCGTAGAATAGTAGGCCGTAGGGATGCACCAGTTCGGCATCTTGCCCTTTTCTTTTTTCTTACGATGCTGTATGAAAAGGTTGGCGTTCTCTGAGTTGTAGTATGTACCAATATAATCTAAGTACCGATACTGAGGACTCGCAAGATACGCCTTAATAAGCTGCACAATCTCTGCCGGTGTCGGCTCTGTGGTCTTATTCCATATTATTTTATTGCTTTCCATTATTTTGTTACCTTGTTTGTATATATCGAAGTTATCTCTTTGCCGTCTTGCTGATCTTCATATGTTGCATATCCTATGTCTGTATTTGGTTGTATCACAAAATTATCGTCTGCGTAAAATCTAGCCATTCTGCCTTTAAAATAATAGTCAATAGTATTTGTACTTTGGTATGTATGATTAATAGGATCAAAACTAATTATAATGTCTTTATTTAACGTCTCGTATAGTTTACCATTTCGATATACGTCCGCACCTTCTGGTATAAGTATCTGGCTAAACCATCCGTTATCGTTGTCGCTATGCTTTACCATATCCCCTCACAAAAAGTTGATGTCATCGCCTGATGATATTCGTATTTTTCTACTAAAGCCAATATGACTATATTGAGCATATCTGTCTGAATCCATGGAGTCATCGTTTTCTTTGATAACTTCCTCTTTCTTTTTGTTATCTCTCCATCTATACATATATACTTCTTTTAGCCAGTTTGGATTGGTTGATTTAATTACATAATATCTGTTGTTCTTTAGTTGCCCAGCTACAAAAGTAATTCCCTCAATAACCGGATTACGTGCTTCTTTTGCATTTATTCCGGCTGACCGATATGCTGATATATGATCTGGTCTTGCCGGGTCGCAGTATACGGGAAAGTTGCCATATGTTTGTTTTAGTTTAAGTACCTCAGAAGACCACCATCCTATCTGCTGATGTGATTCAGCAATCTCTAATAATCTGTATACAATACCGTCATGATCACAACCGTATAACGCAAATACTCCCTTATGTTCATATCCCCAATCTTGTCCGGCAAAGTAATCATTTAGCGTTATTGGTTTGCCTTCAATCTCTGGTAGTTTATCAATAGCATGCCGTGAATACTCAAAGTCTTTATATACCATTCCCTCAGCAGCAACCCACAATCCCATAATATCGCGGTCGTACCACATTCCGGTGGGTGTTGATCTCTTGATTGACTCAATATATTCGGGTGGCAGTTTTGTATTGTCATCAAGTATAAAGTGCCAGCTCTTGACATCAATTTGACCATTTGAAAGAACGAATCCTGCTTTATCAATATAATCTGTTTTGATGAAGTGATATGGGTAATCGGGGTTTGTGTCCCACCATATTCTAGCACCCTTTCCCGAACACCTTTTAAACGCCTGATCTATACTATTCTGATGGCTATCAGTTACTTCATTGCCAAGCCATCCATACGCGGTAAATCCCTTGATTGCCTTATAACTGTCAATGTTCTCTGTGCCAAAGCAGTGTATAGTATTACCGAATAGATTGAACTCGTTTCTTTGGTTTAGCGATGTGTCCTCTCCAAATAGTCTTGTAATCTCATCTAGTATATTACGCTTGATTGCCGCAATTGACGTTCCTGTTATTATGAAGGGGCGTTTTCTAAAGTATTCAACATGATTAAGAAACAGAAATATATTTGCCGTTGTCTTTGCGCTTCTTATCGCACCTTCTAATATTGTCAGACGCGGTTTGTATTCAAGGTCAAACTCTATTACCTCAACCTGTTTTGGCGTTAATTCTTTTTTCAGAGTATCGGTCATTCTTGCCGTAGGTTCTTAATAAAGTCATTCAATACGCTTCCGCTATGTTCAATCTCTTGTTTATCGGTATATCCATAGTTCTTTAGCATGAATATTACAAAGGCCGGCGCAAGTAATCCAGTTCCGCCGAATCTTTCATAGAACGAACACATCCTAGCTCTGATACTCTTTATAGTGTGGGTATATTCTTCTTTTTCCTCGTAGTCGTATAATGAAAACCTATCGGCAAATCCAAGGAACACGGCCAACGCAGAAATAGAGGGGCAATTTAATACCTCTCTTTTACATAATTGGATAGCTGCTTTAGCCTCTATTATATCAAAATACTCATCAATAGCGGACTGCATCTCTTCCGGTGAACTATATTTGGGTGGTCTTCCTACGTTTGCCATGATCCTCTATTTGTATATTTACGGCATTATCGCCTTAATGATAGTCCTGTATGCTTCTATCTCTTCTTTCGTGTATTCAGTGTCTGTCATGGACTTGTCAAATAGAATACACATATTCTTTAAGGTGTTTAGTTCTTCTTTTGTCTCTATGGTTATAGTTAATGGGATGAATTTACTCTCTATTGTCATCTATGGCCTCGCGTATCTTGTCCGTGCTATATGTCACTCTGTCGGAAAACTCTGATTTTTTACCGGGGTTATACTGATTTACTGGACGGTAAAAGCCGCAACATCTGGAATATATCTCGCATTCTATTTGCTTTTTCATACTACACCATATATTGTTCCGCACTGTTTACACATATACGCATCAACATCTTTACCAGTTGTCACCGCGATATGATGGTGTCCGTTTACAGTATCGGCCTGATAGGAAAATGGCTCTGACTTAATGCCCATAATTCTAATACAGTTCTCGGTTTGGCAATGTTTGCAGTAGTATTTTTTAGCAATTAGGTCTTTCACGACATAACCTCTATCAATACTACCGTACACAGGTCTTCGTTAATATTAAGGCTAGTAGAGTTGACACAGTACAGGTTACCGGCAAAAATATAAGCTGCGTTTAGGTTCGGTATTATTCCATGCATATTAGTAAAAAGCTTGTCGCCTTTTGTATCTTTAAATATTATAGTCATATCTTCCTGTCCTCTGCGGTTAATCCGTCGTATTCCCAGTCTATACATAAGTAAGAAGGTGATTCCATTCTGTCGCACTCATCAATAACGTCTCCGCTATCGTCATAAGTTATAAGTTTTTTACAATTGCCGCAACAGCGAAGATTTTCACAGTGGCATATTAGTATATCATTCATATCAGTTCACGCTCGTCTTAGTCTGCTCTTCCTTAACCTGTGCATCTTTATATGCTTTCATAGCCTCTTGATATGCCTTGTCGAATAGTGCTTTAGTCTTCTTGTTCTTGCGGTGTCTTACAATAGCGTAAATGACGGCAAGGGCTACAATGGCGATTAAGCCATAAGGCCAAAGGAGAACGGCTACTCTATACGCTACTTGAATCAGTGCGACCAAAAGCAGCGCGGCAAAAATAAAAAATAATACCGATGTTATAAAGTTCTTCATTTCTTACCGTACCTGTTGAGCGTTCGGAAATAGTCTTTATCGGTGCATTTTGTAGGGTCTGATATATTAGCAATACGCATTTTTATAGCAGACCATAATGATAGTTTTACCTTGACTATTATAGTAAATGTTTCAAGTATGGTATTCTTCATTTATTTCACTCCTGTAAGTTGATTGTCTTTCTCGCCCTGCGGATACCCAACACTATAGCCTAGCTTATACGCCTTAGTGCATCCGTAGCAAAGGTCTTTGTCTCCTAGCGTGGTTACTATGTTGCGCTGTTCATCGTGGCATATGTCGCAAGTTTTGTCTTTGCTCATTATTGCTCCGTGATGCGTTCAATTAAATTGCCTTTTTCGTCAAATCGCTCTATGGTTTTTTTAGTGGCAATTATAGGACTATACTTTTGTATTCCAAATTCTTTTAAGTATCGTGGACACGTTAGACAGGCAGACGTACCGGATAAACTACAACTACAAATCACCGCTTCCCCCTTACCGACATATATCCTGTTGTGATCCCATGAATTTGCGCATGATTCAATTTCAAATTAAGCTTATCAGAAACATAGTGCAGTATCTCATGTATGACAGTTTCCTCTTGCGTCTTCTTTTTCTGTCCCGATAGTATGTATATCGTGTTATTGTCAGAGTCGCACATACCGAGAAGATAAGCACCTTTTTCGTCTTTTAATGGATCAACCATGACAAACTTTACATCGTTGCCAAGTATTGATTTTATGCCGTCTTTAGGGTAACGGTGCATACTAAACAATCCTATTGTTGATGATGGTTTTATTGTCTATATGCCAGTATGTATCATCAAGTCTATGATATTCAGCAAATCCCAAGTTCCACTGATTCGACCGCGCATATTCTGGAGACAACTGACACATTGCGCCTATTGACCAATCCATGTCAACAATTCTTCCCAACCTTGTCGCCGAGTGTGAACTTGTCCGGTGAAAGTGATTACAAATTGCAGTTACTCCGGTTGCCCTATAAAGTGAGGCTGCCGGGTTCTGTCCTCCGCTTATCTTTATTTCATGCCCATGTAGTACGGCTAATCCAGCCAAATCAATATATGTATCTGCTTCAATATAGCTTATTCCTAAATCAAATAATCCTAAAAGGTTTTCAAGTCTTATTGCTTCGAGTCCATAAAGCTCAGGGGCTTTCCTGCATACATACTTTTCTAGTCTTGCCTCGTGGTTTGCCGCTTTAAATATTATTCTTGCTTTAGGGTATAGCCTTTTAAGCTCTGCAAGGAACGCCTTTGTCATTGCTATTTCATCAAGTAGCTTCGATATTCCCGGCCTTTTGTCAAAGTCTGAAACCTCATAGAAGTCGAGAATATCACCGTTTAACAATATAAAGTCATAATCATTCTTGACGGTATGGTCAAACATTGCTTTAAGCGCATCTTCGCTATGGAACGGAAAATGAGTGTCACCAAAAATTAGCCCGTGATTACCTGTCAGTATGTGCGGCTTATAATCGATATTGATTGACTTCGGTATGTTGTACTTTTGCGCTATTTTGTCGGCTGTTAGGAATTTGTCAGGGGCTGACTTTAAATGCTTTTTGCCATTTGCCCCTCGGTAATATCTTATCGAATTTCGTACTTCTTCGACAGATATAAAAGTATCTTTATTTGTTTTATATATTGCTTTAGCCAAAGTAAGACTTGCCACGTTTGGGTATTTTTGAAGGTTATCCTTAATGATGTTAGATTTAATGTTCAAAAGTACCTGTCTTTCCTTTGACCCGGCTGCCGATGGAACACCGACAACCGGGCTTTCAAGGAGGTGATTGTATATGATAAAAGCTTTCGCTGTTATCTGCAAGGGGGCATTTACCCCCATTTGTACTGAAACACTCAGTTTTTAAAACGTTTTAATTACATACGCAGTCCGTTACTGCTATTATATTTTATCGGGCTTTACTGGATCGGGAAGAAAGCTCTTGAAAGACCCGGCATACAAGAGATATAATTTACATCCTATTTAGTCAAATGTTTTTTGACCATTTTGATTATTTTTGTATGCCTTGCATATATCGCCTGTTTTGTTAGGTTTAGCCTCTCTCCTATTTCCTTGAAAGTATACCCGGAAATAAACAATTCAAATATTATAACATCATTGCCTTTGAGGCTATTTCTTGCCGTATCAATATCCATTTGGAACTCGACATCCGTTTTAGCGCGGTTGTCTAAAATATCTACCAGTGATTCGGTACTGCAAATTCTGACACCCTTTTTCTTTTGATATGATGTTAAAATTCCGTCTTTTTTACTATTCAGGAACGTGTTTAGTTTACGTCTTATATGTGAATATGCACACGGCTCCATGTCTCTTACATCGAAGTTGTCCTTTTGACAGAACGACAAAAGGGCGATATATGCCTCTTGCTGAATATCGTCAAACTCATAGCTCGACCCTCGCACCATTGCAGCGAAGCCCCGCGCCGCCCTTTCCGCTACTTGTTTGTACTGATTAAATAGTTTGTCGCGTTCTTGTAGTGAAATCATTTAATTCTCCATCCTTGCGTCAAACATTGCAGAGTCTATTGCCCTGTCACATTCGCACTCATATCTATGCTGGTCTAATAATTTAGAGTGTTTACAATTATTTTCAACATACGAATATCCCATGCTTTCGTAATACTTGCATAAGTCAGGACAATGGCACATAAACTCTATTCTGCATTGATTTGATTTTATCATTTTTCCCCCTTTGGATAGTCGTTTTTGTAGAATCCAGCACCTTTAAAAATAACCGGATGCGCCGTCCATACTCTTTCCATCTTGCTATGGCATAGTGGGCAAATCTGATCTTGCTTTTTGACGCTGCAAGTATGCTGATAACTACAATCTGGACACTTATAATCAGCTTCCATTTATAACCTCATTTAATCTGGCATATTCACCATGATATTTTATTGCCATTTCATTATATTTAACAGCTGCCATATTTATGTCTTTAAAAGATCCACCATTATAATGCTTTCCATTGACTGAAATAAAGGCAACCCATTTTTTATCTCGTTTTTTATAATATACCCCCTTATATCCAGAAGTATTGCTAGAAGGCGCACCTCTATTCATTCCGTTTTGAGACTTATTACATGCACGTAGATTACATTTTCTATTGTCGAGTCCGTTACCGTTAATATGGTCGATGTCTTTAATTTCATTATTTAATATAATTTTATGCATATACATGGTTTTTCTTTTTATTTGCGCCCATACTCTATAAGTATTATATGTTTTGTTTATATGCCACTTATAGTTTTTAATCTTATCGAAATCTTCAATATCAAAGTATACAATTTGTGTCCCATGCGTTTTACTGGTTATATGCATTTCCATTACTTCTTACCGCCGAAAATATTATTGAATTGTTCTAATATCTCAGTATTACCTTTTGCCGATTTTAATATGTCAAGCTCTTTTTTAATGCGTATGATGTCATCTAATACGCGGTCAATGTCTTTATCATTTACGACAAATTGCTTCGTGCAACACGGACAGGTAAATCGTCTAAGCATTTTCGGCCTCCAATTGTTCTTTAAGCTCGTCTATACTTATAGCGCAAAGCCTTTTAACTGTCAACGTATTTTCAATCTTTATTGCAACATATTCACGCACATTAAAATGACGTTGCGATACTATTGACCATGCCGGATAAAGTTTTCTAAGTTGTGAAAGCTCTTGTTCGCGTGTCATTGTTGAACCTTACCGCAATATCTACATTTGAACATCGGATACGGTGCGCCACAATATTTACACTCTGTCACTAATAATGGATGTACGTTTGATATATAACCATTAGCCTTATATAATGTTTTAAAACGTGTCCCATTGCTGCAACTAAAACGTATTTCATCATATTGGTATTTTGTACCGTCATGTGTTCTAAAAGTGCATTTTGTTTCAGTTTGACCAGTCATTTCTCCTCGCACTTAGCGCAAACATAGCCCTCTTTCGTCTTCGTCCAGCCCTTATCCTTTATCAGCTCTTCAACCTTGATATGCTTGCCTATTTCAAATTCTACGCTGAGACGCTTAGAGCAATGATAGCAAAAGATTGTGAAACTGCTCATGATAGTACCTCGTCAATAGTCATGCCCGTTGCTTTTTCGATGATCTTAATTGATTTTTTTGGTTCTGTTAAAAACGCGGCGTTAATTGATCCCCATATCGGAGGATTATAAGTTTCAAACATTCTTTTTAGCATATAGTATGTTTTAATAAATTCAATTACTGATTCAAGCATTTCATTTTTAATATCGCAATCGGTGCCGGTAAATTTAAACTTGCTCATATTATTGCGCTCCTGATTTCGATCTAGGCTCAATGCCCATTATTTCGCAAAATTCGCTTTCAGAGATATGCACCGGTGAATTTTTATGACATCCACGACAAAGATACATTATATTTCTTTCATCGTCAACTAAATCACCATATAATCTGCGGTTATCTTTACTCTGCTCGAAACGGTGATGCGGATCTATTGCCGACTCTTCTCTGCATATTTCACAGTAACCATGTTTTACTTTGCCTAGTTCTTCAAATATTTGCTTGTAGTTCTTTGCAATATATTCTTTATCATATCCGAATATCTCCGACGCTTCCGCACATATCGCATTGACAAAAACATTTTTAAATTCATCATTATTCATGTTTGCAAAAGCTATTGACAGCGGTGCTTCTTCTTCGCGTCCCGTTTCCGTGTTGTAGAATAATTCGACAAAGCCGTGTGAGCGCATACAAGACTTGATTATATAGTACGATTCTTTGCCTTCCATCCAGTAACCATGCGGCGCATTTTCTGCCATAGCCTCAGCCATCTTGAAAGCAAGCGCATTGAACTCTGGATTGCGGCACTTGTACGGCTTACACGCTAACGGTTGCCCTATGTGCATCTTTTGTATATACTCAAAGGTAGGCTTATCAGACGCAGACAGTAGGCCGTTTTTTGTGCGGTATAGAAAAAGCTCCATTAGATTAACGCCTCTAAATCAGATATAAAAGCAGAGACCTCTTTTTCAATTTCGCTGATGGTCTCGTTGTCGCGTTCTACTCTTGTTATAATCATTCGTTTTGCTTCGTCTTTCATTTCAGGGCAGAACATAACAAAGTCACACCACAATCGACCAGTACATGACATTTGACCTTGCATCTGTAGCATATATTTACGGTCAATTTTTTCTTTATGCCGATACTTTTCAAACGTAGTAACAAGCGGACATTTAATCTCGATCAATCCATCTTTACCGATTAAGCCGTCTGGACTGGCTCCGAATCCTTTTATAGTTGGATGCAAAATAAACCCGGTTCCAACAATTTTATTAAAAGTCAAAAGCTGATAAAACTCTTTTGCAAGCGGTTCCTTTTCTGTTCCTTCATCCATTGCTGAGCTTTTATACTTTTCAAACGTTGCGCCGGTATCTATTTCGGCAAGCAGTTCATATAAATATGATTCCCTTGTTTTCCCTTCGCCTTTTGCCATTACATCTGAAAGTCTTGATGCTCCTACTCTTCCAAGTTTGTCGGCATACCATTCTTCTGTGCGCTGTAGTTCTATCATAATTCCTCAATATATTTATCAATACAGTTTTCACATATACAAAGCTCGTAGTCATAGTCGTAATACATTTTTATGGCATTAAACTTTTCACCGTAATATCTTGTACCGTCAAACTCTCTTTCATAGCATCTTTCACAGTGACTTTAATGTGCTGCGGCGGCATCCCATCCGGTTATATTGTTTTTTTCTACGTTTTCTATTCTTTTGGAACGACGTATTTTAAAGGCTTCAAGCATATTGCTTTTAATAGCATCAGTACCTATCATAATTCAAACCCTATCATTTCAGCAACCGACCGCGCAAATTCTTCTGTAAATTCTCCGGCTTTCCTTTTAGCTACGCACATTTCTCGGATAGTGTCTCTGTCTAATCCGTTATACTTTTCGAGCGCATCAATGATTTTTTCTTGCATCTGCTCGATCGTGCTTTTTGCTCCTTGAAGCTCAACAACGATATTATCCTTAACTTGAAAGTCATATTCAGACTGCAGCCCGGTAATCCCAAAAGCTTTTTTGAGTGCGTGAGTCTCTGCAACCTTCTTGATCATTTCGGCTGCGTGCGATTTCCATGCATTAAAACCTTTGTCGTATGTTTTCATGTCAACAAATTCAACTGTGGGATATTCGCACCCTTTTGGCTTTACGATTGCATAGGCTCCGATAATTGCGCCTCTGTCTTTGAAGTTTGGCTTATGCTTAATAGTTGCGCTAGGTACGTCCATTTCAAACTCGTCATTCATGCAAACCTCTGCCGATGTCATACCGTTCCATAAATTAGACTCTTGCGCTTTCTTCAAGAATCCATCACGACCAGCAAAAACAAGAAGATTTCCCTTGCCATCTTTATAGCACCATAACTCTTTCATAAACGGGTTTAATCCGGTTGACTTTGCAATGTTGAGAAAATATCCCAATTCAATGTCGGTTGTTCCTTTTGCTATCGTATTCTTGACAAGTGCTATTTCATTATAGCTATATCCTGTCATTTCGTGGATTTTCTGAACTGTTGAACTTGTCTGAATTTCGTTTTCGCTCATTTTATACCGTCCTTTATTATAATATACATTAGTTTATGTCTTTGTCAACGTTTTTTATTTACTTTATTAAATGCCTTTATTTTTTTATCAGTTATCTGTGAGTTTCTGAAATCAGCAGACCCGCCGATTGTTGTCAGCTTGCCGAGATCAGTTATCTGTGATTCGCTGAAATCAGCAGACCCGCCGATTGTTGTCAGCTTTCCGAGATCAGTTATCTGTGATTCGCTGAAATAAGCAAAGCCGCCGATTGTTGTCAGCTTTCCGAGATCAGTTATCTGTGAGTTTCTGAAATAAGCAGACCCGCCGATTGTTGTCAGCTTTCCGAGATCAGTTATCTGTGATTCGCTGAAATAAGCAAAGCCGCCGATTGTTGTCAGCTTGCCGAGATCAGTTATCTGTGAGTTCCTGAAATCAGCAGACCCGCCGATTGTTGTCAGCTTTCCGAGATCAGTTATCTGTGATTCGCTGAAATAAGCAGACCCGCCGATTGTTGTCAGCTTGCCGAGATCAGTTATCTGTGATTCGCTGAAATCAGCAGACCCGCCGATTGTTGTCAGCTTTCCGAGATCAGTTATCTGTGATTCGCTGAAATCAGCAGACCCGCCGATTGTTGTCAGCTTGCCGAGAT